GCAATTATCGCAAGATAGCGCAATATTAACAAGTTGTAAATAATTAAAATTTATAATATGCTATTGATTATTGAACACTTTTTCAAGTTTCTGAAACATAAAAAAGAGTTAAAAAAAATGGCTAAAATATCATTAATAACCGACTGGCTAACAATTGGGGCTTCGGGAACAACAGTTGACCAGAGAGAAGTTAGACCGCAAATGCTGAAGGAAGCCGCTCAAACTTATGATCCTGACACATATACAGCTGTAATCAATGCTGAGCATTGGTATGGAAATTTCGGAACCGTGCGGGAATTAAGAGCCGTTACCCAAAATAAAAAAACACTATTACAGGCCCGGGTTGCACCGAATAAACGTATGCTCAATGATAATGATAATTTTCGGCTCTTCACTTCTATGGAACTGATGCCTAATTTTGCAAAAACGGGAAAATATTATCTCACCGGTCTGGCTCTTACCAATAAGCCTGCAAGTCTTGGTACCACAGAACTGCAATTCTGCGAACAAAAATTTGAACGTACAATTGTGCCCGGCATTGAAATTGAAAAAGAGATTTTTTGTGCTGAGGCAACCAGCGAAAATGCGGACAAAAAGGGAGTTGTAGAAGCATTTTGCAATATATTCACAGATTTTTTTAAAAATAACAACGAAACATCCGGCAATAATACACTGGATAAGGAGCATGAGTTTATGACACCCGAACAATTTACAGAGTTTATGGCGGCTCAGGATAAACTGAACACCAGTATTGAAACCCTGACTAATCTTGTAAAAAAAGACAAAATTTCACTTAGTGAGGACGAAAAAGCCCAGGCAGCCGCCAAAGCTAAAGCTGACGCTGAAGCTGCTAAACTTACTGCTGACGCTGAAGCTGCTAAACTTATAGCTGACGCTGAAGCTGCTAAACTTACAGCCGGTGCGGATGCTGAAAAAAACAACGCCGAAGTTGTGAAAACTTTGACCGAGCTTGCAAGCAAAATGGACGCTGTAACTGAAAAGCTTACCACTGCTCTGGGAGAAAAACCGTCAAAGAAAATACCCCCAGGGACGGGCGGCGAAGGTGAGACTCTTTTCGTATAGAAAAAATTTTCAACTGAACACAAATAATTGAATTTTAATAAAATATAAATAAAAAGAGGATAAGGATTATGAGGCAGGATGCAAGGTTAAAATATGTACAGGATATTTGCGCTGCAATGGAGGTAGCCTACGGAATTACAGATTCCAAGACACAGTTTACGGCGGATATTCCGCACGCTATCAGACTATTGGATGCGGTCCAGGATTCGGCTGAATTTCTGAGCCGGGTTAATGTTCAAGGTGTTGATGATATCGCCGGTGATGTGCTGAAAATGATGATCCCCGGAACTGTAGCGTCGAATACAGATACCAGCTCAGGCAAGCCGCGTGAGCCCCTAATTGCCAGTGATCCCGAGAATTATTACAAATATTTCTGCTACAAAAATAATTTTGATGTTGGCATCCTGTACGCAACCCTAGACAACTGGGCGCGTTATCCGGACTTTAGGGAACGTTATATGAAAGCTATCTATAGACGTATTTCCCTCGATATGCTTTTAATTGGATGGTATGGAGAAAAGTATTCAAAAGATACTGATCGCGTAGCAAATCCACTACTTCAGGATGTAAATATCGGCTGGATTACAAAGCTTGCCGCTGCAAAGCCGGAACATTATATAACCGGTGCGGCTGGAAAAGTTCACCCCGGAAACATTGTTATCGGGCCGAGTGGAGATTTTAACAATCTTGATCAATTCGTGCATTCTCTGGCTTCTATTATTCCTCTGGCTCACCGCCATGGAGGCGAAGTCGCAATAATTGGAGAAGATCTGATCGCTGATGATACAGGTAAAATGCTGGCAGCCTGGGCCGATCGCCCGACTGAAAAAAGAGCCACTGATATAATAGTACTTGAAAAAATGTACGGTGGTAAACCGTCGGTTATTGTTCCTAATTTTCCGTCCCGCGGAATAATGATAACTGACCCGGCTAACCTGCATATCTATTTTCAGAATAGCGCAGTGCGCAGGCGCACTGAAGACCAGCCGAAATATGACAGGGTTGTCGATTATATCAGTATGAATAATTCTTACTGTATTGAGGATTTCGATGCGATCAGCGCAGTAAAAGGCGCCGATGTTATTTTCTCCCGTGAACTTCCGGCAGCTGAAAAAGTACGCGTTGCCCTCGGAAAAGTAGCTGACAAAGAAGCCCAGGCTAAAATGGCAAAGATTGAGGCCGATACTCTGAAAGAAAAAGCCGAAATCGAAAACAAAGCCAAAGATGATTTGACTAAAAAAACGGACGCTTAACTGTCTGTGAATTATAATTTGTTATTCTACCGGTGCGAGGCCGGTAGGAATATAAGGAAATAATAATGGATATCATCCGGGATTACAGGGATAAAATACTTGCTGAAAAAGCTGTTAAAGCTGCTGAAAAAACTATTGAAGTAAAAGAGGAAAAGCAGATTGAACAGCTTCAGCAAAAACAGCAGAATTACAATCTGTATGTGCACAGCATTGATAATGACTGCAAACGTATTTCTTCCCTTCCCCGGGGTGATGCCAGGCGAAAATTAAAAAAAAATGAAATTATTCCCCAATATCAAAAATATATAGACTCATATTTACAGGGGGACGAAGTGTATAAAAATCCTGTTTTAGTTCAGGTAATGATATGGCTTTTTGATATTGGTGATATTGCGCAGGCGCTTAAAATTGCTCACATATGTATCCTGCAAAAACAGCCGATGCCGAAAAGATTCAAGCGTAATCTCCATTCTTTTATTGCCGACGCAGTGCTGGAATGGTGTAAAGTCCGGGAAGCTCACAGCAAAACAATTCAACCGCATTTTGCTAATATGTTTGCAAAGGTTCAAAGCTGGCCGGTACACGATATCATAAAAATGCACTATCTGAAAAAGGCCGGCTGGGCCGCATATGTAGCTGAAGATAACCAGGCCGCTTTTAAACATTTTACAGCTGCTAAAAAAATGGCGCCTTATGCTGCAAAGGTGGAAACGATTCTAGCGAAGCTGAAAGGAAGAGGCGCAGCGGAAGAGTGAGAGCGCCTATTATTTTAATTTTATATTCAACCGGGACAAGCCCGGTAGGAATTACACTGTAAACGAGATGTAGACTTAAACGTTTTCTCCCCATCCCGTGGTTTGATTCGGGCCGATGGCGTAAGCCGGAAGGCTTTAGAACCTGAAAGCCCGCAATCAAGCTTTAAATTAATTACGAATTACGAATTACGAATTACGAAAAAGAACAAAAATCATGGCTGACACAAATTATCCAATCGGAGGAAAAACACCGGCAGAAAAGCCCGCAGATCAGACGCTGAAAAACGCTGCTTTCTGGCCCGGTATAGAAACGGATCCGTTTTATGAAAAATACCGTGTTTCACCTCAAATTAATAAAAATTTAATTATTGATGAAATCTGTCTGGCTATGGGCCGCGTGAATCAGCAGGCTAATGTTTGGAAAACAGCTCAAATAAAACTGGGGTATAAAACCCTGGGTGATGTTCCCGCCGATAAAATTAATGAGATAAGTTTAAAATTACGGCAATATAACCGGGCTGTTTACTGCACAGCGAAAGCAGCTGTAATTACCGAAACACCCGAACTTGAAAGAATGGAGATAGCCGGTGAAGTGTCAAAAACGGTCGATGAAACGCAGGATGAATGGCTGAAACAAGCCGATTTTGCTATTCGGCTGATGATGGATAAATCAGAAATTGAGGTAACAATATTGTGAAAGCACATCTGGCACAACTTTGTGATTATCTTGGTACGAAAATAGTTTTTTTCGATATAAAAGATGAACAGTTTTACTCGACTATTGAAAATGGAAAAGCTGAAAACGGCGGTATGAAAACAACTGAAGAGGGTGTTCATTTTTTGAGTCTGCATTATACCGGTATTCTTATTTTTGACAGTATTCCTTCCTCTAAATGTGCTTACCTAATGCTAATGATTAACGCGTGGCTTGATGACAACGACG